TGGACGTGTTGGCGCGACAACAGGGTCCGGGCGATCGAGAGGTCCATGAAGGACCCCGACCTCACCGCTCATGCCTACGAAGAAGTCGCGCGTCGATCGAGGGGAGAGGCGCTCACCTTCGTTGACGCTTGAGGTCCGCAAGCGCGGCAGCGACAGCTTGAGAGTTGCGATCGCAGACCCCTCGAACCTCATCTACTCGGACGACTACCGAGAAGGATGGAAGCACGGCTTCGAGGCCTTCGCTGACGTCAAGGTGTTCGACATCGGGCCCTTGGCCAAGCCGTCGCTCTACGGTCGCGGTCCTTACTCGAGCAAGGGCTGGCCGAACTACCCGAAGCAGCTTGCGGACCAGATCATTCGCTGGACGCCGGATCTGCTCTGGTGCCATCACGGGAGAGCCGCGTCGAGCGAGCAGTTCATCGACAGGGTGAAGCAGGCTCGCATCAAGACGGGCGTCTACCTCTGCGATGAGCCCTACGAGAGCGGAGAGACGCTGCGCTACGCCAGGCGGTTCGACTTCGTCTTCACGATGGACCCCTGCACGATTCCTCCCCACAAGGCCGCCGGGAGCAAGCATGTCTTCTACCTACCGCCCGGCGTCGAGGTCGGGCGTTTTGACATCGCGAGAGCCTTCGTGGACAGGCCGACGCCTGCGCTCTTCCTCGGCAACGCGACGCTCACTCCTCGCCCGCCGTTCTTGCGAACGATCGAGCGGCACGTCCCTGGCGCGAAGATCCTCTACTGGAAGACGACGAGGAAGGGTGAGCCCGGCTGGGTGGGCATCGACAAGTATCCTCAGCTCTACGCCGGCACCAAGATCGGGCTGAACATCCACCGCGACCCGTCGATGAGCCAGGAGTGCTTCACTCGTCGCGTGCGACAGAAGAAGCACTTAGTCCCGGCTGGCTACGAGCAGGAGGTCAAGGCGCCGCTGAAGTGGGGCACCGGCTTCTGGAACGACCTCAACCTGCCGGCCCAGCACGTGAACCCGAGGTTCTTCGAGATGGCCGCGGCTGGCTGTCTCGTCGTCAGCGACTCGACGCGCTTCGAGCTGGCGCGCATGTTCCCGAGCGCGCCGCGAGCCGAGGACCCGGATCACTTCCTCGAGCTGGTCCTCTACTATCTCGAGAATCTCGCTGAAGCGGAGGCGATCGGACATCAATGCAAGCAGCAAGTTTCGAGTCTGCACACATACAGGCACCGAGCAGCGGAAGTCCTGATTCGAGCTGGCTTGTTGGCGTCCTCCGAGGTCAACCGCTTTACGTCGTTGGGGGAGCCCCTGGACTGGCTGACTCCGCAGGACTTCAACGAGCGAGGGGAAAGCCTGTCCTGGGCACCAACTGGAGCCTTCGCACGCTTCGACCCAGCTTTTGGCAGGTCGCAGATGGGCCAGTCTGGAAGACCGAGTCGGGACGGCTCGCTCAGCTTTCGCCCAGCGTGGTTGCCCTAGCCAACGCCGGGATCTTCGCGCCAGGTCCCTACTCGCAGAAGTCGCCGAACGCGGCGATCCGGCTCGTCGGCAAGAGCTACGGCTACTCGCTCGCGACGTTCCGCGTGAAGAAGCTCTCGGGCGGTCGCCGCATGCCCGACGGCTACTTCGAGCGGAACCTCGAGCCACCGTTCATGCCGTCTTCGCCGCAAGAGCTCTTCCATCCTGGAGGCAACAGCGTCTGCTACGCCATCCAGTGGGGCTTCATCATGGGGGCGGATCCGATCTTCCTCCTCGCTTTCACGCTGCAGAAGCATGGCGGCTACGAGTTCGGTCCGACGAACCCGGTGACGCGGCTCGGCAGCGGCGCGAAGTGGCGCACGGAGCTTCCGGTGCGCCCGCTGCACTGGCTCTCGTGGGTCGAGAAGACCTGGCCTGGCCGTGTTCGGCTCTTGCCTGGCTGGAGCGGGCCGATCTACGATGTCCTCGAGACCGAGAAGCTCTCCGCGGCAGGTAACACCGTAACTCCGCCGGCCGCGGAGAGCCGACCGGCGTGGGCGTAGGAGGGGAATGCCAACAGATCGCGGGAACTTGGGGGCGATGCGGGGCGGCGGCTTCTCGATCAGCCCCGAATACGGCTCTGCCGGCAAGGGCCTCGGAACGGTCGAGGCGCGATCCGGCACGAAGCCGATCTACGAGGGCTACACGCTTCCCGATCAGCGCGACGTCGAGACGGAAGCACGCCTCATCAACGAGGCGCTGCCAGAGAACAAGGCGGACAACCCGAAGATCGCTGAAGGGGCCGGGCAGGTCGTCAGGGCTTGCATTCAGAGCGTCAGGAACACGAACGAGTATCTGCGCGGGAAGTTCTTGCGGCTCTATCAGGCCTACCGCACCAACTCTCTTCTGACGCAGCGAGTCTACGGGCAGATCCTTCACAGCCCGGAGCCCTACAAGACGGTCGAGAACGTCGTTCCTCGACAGCACAACCAGCTCTTCGGCCAGTATCCGCCCTACAAGCTCGAAGGCCTCGAAGAGTCCGACGACAGCAACGCGATGAACCAGCAGGCGATGTGCCTGTCTCAGCATCGCGAGATGGCCTACCAACAGCTCTCCTACCAGATGCTGCGCGATCGGGCGATCTACGGAACCGTCGTGCAGAAGCTCTACTGGCGGCAGGACATTCGCAAGATGACCTACCGCAAGGCGCGCACCGTGCCCGGCAAGGTGCCAGGCACGACGCGGCGAGAGCTGACGAAGGTCAGACGCGATGAGGTCTACTTCGACGGCAACTTCGCTCTGCCGATCAGCTTGTGGGACTTCTTCGTCCCGCCTCACGCCAACGGCATTCCTGGCGCTGAATGGTGCGCGGACCGAACGATGTGGAACGCGCCGCGCATCAGGAGGATGGGCGAGCTGCGGCTCTGGAAGAATCTCGACAAGCTGAAAGACAGCCCAGGCACCCGCGACTCGATGGCCTTCGATGACGAGTTCAAGGCGGCCAAGGCATTCGCCTACGGCGTCTTCGACTCGCGCAGCGCTCTCGACTCGCCGCACATCGCGCACTGGCCAGTGTTCGACTGGTGGGGGCCGTTCGATCTCGACGACGATGAGGGCGAGGAGCTCACGAACCTCGTCATCATCGATCCCGAGGGTCTCTGCATCTGCGTCGTCGCTCAGCGGCACCCCTACTGGCACGGCAAGATCCCCTACCAGGCGAGCCGCTACACGCCGCTCAGCGAGGAGTTCTACGGCATCGGCGCGATCGAGCCGATCGGCCGGCTGAGCTTGGCGAAGGACCTGAAGCTCTCTCTCTTCATGCGACAGGTCGACATCGAGAGCTGCCCGCCGCTCATCGCCGAGGACAGCGCCAACATCCCGGACGGGCAGTGGCGTGCCGGACCTGGAACGATCATCCGGGCGCGCAGCGCTGACGCTGTGAAGCCGTTGTTCATGCCGAAGACGTCGGACGTCCTGATTCAGTCGCTCAACTTCCTCACGAACGAGTGTCGAGAGACGACGGGAATCACCGAGCCGAATCTCGGTCAGAGCAGCCAGAAGAGCGGCGCGACGGCGACCGCGGTGCAGTCCGACGTCAACGAGAGCAACCTGCGCTTGCTCGGCGGGATCATCACCTGGGACGGCGAGATCACCGAGCCGATGCTCGAGCAGATGACCTGGAACAACCAGCAGTTCATCGACAAGCCGAAGGCTATCCGCCTCGTGGGACCCAGCGGCCTACGCTTCCGGGACCGCTTCACGATCACGCCCGAGGATCTCGTCGGGCGGTTCCTCGTGGTCACGCTGGCGGGGCCTCGGCTGTCGACTCAGCGAGTGATGACGCAGCAGCTCATCAACCTGCTCGACCGAGCTCCGGCCGTCAACCAGATGACGGGCCGCCAGTCGATCAAGGTTGTGAATCTGCTCGCCAAGATCATGCAGGACAGCTTCGGCTTCCACGACGTCGGAGAGCTTCTCGAGCTGCCGCCCGAGGACAAGCGTCTCTTCAGCGCGATCGAAGAGCACGAGCTCTGGCTGCACCTGGAGGTCGCACCGGTCCGCGACGAGGACAACCACCTGAGGCACTTCACGATGCACCAGGAGTTCCTCGGTAGCGATGCCTTCCGCGAGCTGGAGCTGAATCACCCGGCCAAGGCGGGCGAGAGGCGGGCTCACGCGGCCGATCACGGCATCAGGCTTGCCCGGGAGGTCGAGCAGAGCGAGCGCGCGATC